GCCTTTAAGAGCTTATGACGAGTTTGGAAGAATTATTAGATTGCCTAGTAGATTAATGACAGCTAATGATGCTTTAATACAAGCACCTAATATTATTGCTGCAACTGCATTTGAAGCTTTTAATGAAGGTATTGCAAGAAATTTAGAAGGAGAAGATTTAACAAAATATATTAAAGGAACTGTAGATGGTGTTATATCTTATCTTCTTAGAGGTCAGGAAGGTACTTTAGGTAGAATAGATCCTTTAGATCAAGGAGTAGTTGGACCAAGAGAACTACAACCAACTGATGCTGTAATACAAAGAATACTTGCAAGAGCTAAGGAAGTTGGTAAAAGTATTACCTTTACTCAAGATATAAGAACAGATGGTTATTTTGGTAAAGGTGCAAAGTTTATAAATGATGCAGCTATAAACAATCCTTTGGTTAGATTTTATTTTAAATTTACAAGAACTCCAACCAATATGATGTTTGAAACTGCAAGGTATTTACCAATAGTAAATATGCCAATACAAGTTACATTACCAAACGGAAAAAACGTAAATATAAATGTTGTAAACCAAGCACTATTGCCTGATATGGTTGCTGACTTAAATAGTCCAGATCCTTATGTGCGTCAGCAAGCTAATGGTCAAATAAGAATGGGTGCTGCACTTGGTACTTTAATGTTGTTTCTAACAAATAAACAATTTGAAGATGGAGATGACGAATATAAAAAAGAATTTTTAACAGGTGGTGGTCCTAATTTTTATACCAAAGAAGGTGCTGCACAATGGATTTCTATGTATAAAAATGGTTGGCGACCTTATAGTAAAGCTGTTTTACAGTATGACGAGAATGGTGATCCTTTGTTAAGAAATGGTAAACCTGTATATATTTATAAGAG